GCCGCGCGGTCCTGTCGGATGCGATCGAGCAGGCCCATCGGCTACCCCCAGTAGGCCACGACGAGAAGCCCGGCGCCGGCGGCGATCAGCCCCGCGGGCGGGAAGATCCACCCGGCGCCGGCGGCGACGAGCGCCAGGCCGCCGAACACGAGGACATCCCGGACGCCCGGGACCCACCAGCGCTGCTTCGCCCCGCTCACGCCGTCCTCACGCCACGCGTGTCGTACACCGACCCGCCGCTCTGGAGCTCGGCCCGGCCGACCGCCATGGCTTGGGACACCTGGCCGTCGATCCGGTCGCCGGACTTGCCCTTGTGGAAGCTCTTGTTCTCGGCCTTGTCGACCAGGCAGGCGACGTTCGAGAACATCCACCGCTGCACCGGGTGGCCGAAGTGAATCAGGCGACGCTGCAGGATCTGAGCCTCGGTCGCCTTGATCGCGGGCGACATCGTGACCCAGCCCTGCCGCATGCTCAGCACGGGGACGCCGAGCGCGACGAGCGTCGTCTGCAGGTACGTCGCGTTGTGCGGGTCCATCGGGACCTCGACGACGTTGTAGCGGTCGCAGGTCGACAGGACCCAGTCCTTGACCGCGTCGTAGTCGACCGCGTTGCCCGGCGTCGCGTTCACCAGGCCGTCCTCGACCCAGCGCGTGACCGGGACGCGATCGCGACCCGCGCGTTCCAGCAGCGTGTCGGCGGGGATCCAGAACTCCGGCGCGACGATGTACGCGGGACCGACGCCGGCCAGACCGATCGCGCGCCGGATCTCGGCGAGCAGCTTGCAGTCGCCCGGGCGGGGGAACACGCGGCAGCCTGCCGTGTAATCGGCCGTGGCGGAGAGGTCGAGGCCGACGTAGCACCGCTCGCCGCGGAGCCGCTCGAGCGCCATCGCCAGCAGCTCGGCGCGGAACTCCGAGCCGTTGTTGCACGCGTCCCAGTCCGGCATCGGAAGCCAGGCCGAGCTCGTCTCCGTCCACCGGTTCTCGTGCTTCCGCAGGTACTCCGTCCACTCCCTGGGACGGCGCACGGCGGTGCGGTACTGGATCGCGAGGTCATCGAGGTGAACGGTGACGCCGAGGTTCGGGTTCGCCTTTCGCTGGGCAGCTTCCGAGCCCGGCGCGTCGCCCTCGTCCGGCCGCGCGATGAACGCGAAGACGTCGTCGCCCTCGCCCGCATCGAGGCCCTCGAGGATCTTGATGCAGTCGGTCTCGAGCTCGTAGCACGGGCCCTCGCGCTTGCCGCCCGCGGTCGTGGTGTAGACCGTCAGCGGCTCGGGGCTCGCACCCATCCCCGATTTGAGGACGTCTGCAACCTCGCTCGTCGGGTGTTCGTGGTACTCGTCGATGATCGCGAGCGACGGGCCGAGGCCGTCCAGGGTGTGCGCGTCCGACGCGACCGCGACGAAGATCGACCCCGACGGCCGGTGCACCATGTGGTGACGGCTGTCGCGGACGTCGATCTCCTTGGCGAGGAGCTTCTCCTTGCGGGCCGACTGCGCGGCTTGGTTCCAGCAGTAGGCGGCCTGGTCGCGCTTCGTGGCGGCCGAGTACACCTCGCCGCCGGCCGAGCCCTCGAGCACGAGACAGAGCAGCGCGATCGCGGCGGCCGTCATGCTCTTCCCGTTCTTTCGCGCGACGCACAGGTACGCGGTGCGGAAGCGCCGGAGCCAGCGGCCGTCCTCCCGGCGACGCTCCCAGCCGAAGACGGACGCGACGACGAAGATCTGCCAGCGCTCGAGCCGGAACCGCTCGCCGGCCTTCGTCGCCTTGCTGGTCTTCGGGTGCCGGACACGGTTCTCGATCCACCAGCACGCCCGGAGGCCTCGGCGTGCGTTGAAGCGGAGGCCCCGCTTCGCCCCGCTCTCGCAGTCACGGACGTGTCGCTCGACAGCCAGGCGGACGAGGCGACCGACGACGATCCGGCCCTCGAGGACGTCGTCGACGTAGGCGTCGAACTCGCGCGCGAGATCATGCAGGCCCCGCATTACCGAACTCGGCGGGCACGTCGGCCGCGCCCTCGGGGCGCTTGGTCGGCCCGGTCACGCGCGCGCGGGCCGACGGCGAGAGGCCGAGCTCGGCGGCGTACATGCGGAGCTGGCTCATCGCCTGATTCCAGGTCGTGAGCGCCGGGTTCCGGATCTGGGTTCCCTCGGTGCCCTCGACCAGAGTCCCGAGCCGCTCGATGTCCTCCTCGGCTTCGCGGAGCCGGGCCCACGCCAGGCAATACCCGGTCAGGACCGCGCGGTCGCGCATCGTGAGGACGCCGGCGGTGCGGAGCTCGGCCTCGAGGCGGCGCCACTCCTTCCGGGCCTCCCGCGAGAGCTTGGGCGGGGGTCGAAGCGGCGGGGACTCGCGCACGACCTTCGCCTCGGCGCGGGCGGCGTCCCGGTCGCCGTGCCGGTCGGGCCGGTGGGTTCCGTTGACCAGGTGCAGCGCCGTCGGCTTCCGGTTCCGCCCGCCGGACCGGCCCTTCCGGCCCGCCATCAGGCGCCCCCGGACGGATTTCCATTTGCTGACGGCGTGCGCGCGATGGGAGCCCCCTCCGGTCCCTGGAAACCGCTAGAGATCCGACCCCCCCTCCCCTGTCCTCCTGGGGTGACAGGCCCTCGGCGGGTGACACCGGACCTCGGCTCGACCCGGTTGTGGCACGGCGAGCAGAGCGCGACGAGGTTCGACCACTCGTCCGTCCCGCCGTCCCGCCTGGCCCGCAGGTGGTGCACGTGCTGGGCAGGCTGGCCGCAGATGCAGGTCGGGTGCGCCGCTAGGAACCGCGCGCGCTTGGGCCGCCACTCGGCGCCGTACCCGCGGGCGGCCGCCGTGCCACGGCCCCGGTCGTACTCCCTGTCGTGGCTGCGGTAGCGCTCGCCGTAGTCGCGCCGGGCAGCGAGCCGCTCCTCGTACGCCTGCCGGTGCTTCTCGCACCGGGGCCCGCCGTATGCCAGTGCCGGGCACCCCGGCTCGGCGCAGGATCGGGGAGGGCGCTGCGGCATGGTCGCTCCCGCAGGGTTCGGCTCGTGGCACCGGCCCCGTGGGTGCGATGGGCCGGTGCCACGAGCGAACGACTGCTCGCGCGTCGCAGCATACCCATGGGAACAGAGGGGTTACGTTCGATAACGGAAGGTTCAGGGTCCGACAAGAGAACGGGGGCCCGACAGCCGGGCCCCCGTGCAACGTAACGTTACATGAGCGGGTCTCACCTTCCTGGGGTTGGCGCCTCCTGTCACCCGCCCGGGGTTCCCGCCCCGGGGACGGTCGTCACGAGGGCAGCAGCACCGGGGTCGGTGCCACGACGCCTCGCTCCGGGTAGTCGATCAAGCCCAACGTTCGAAGGCTGCCGAGCTGGTTGAGGTACGCGCCCCCGCCGGCGGCGTAGCCGGCCGCGTCCGCGAGCTGCTCGCGCGTGATCCCGTCCGGAGCGGCCAGCACCGCTTCGACGATGCGGCGCTGCGGGCCGTTCAGCTTCTCGAGGATCCGGCGATGGAGCTCGTCGACCGTGGCCGGCGCAGACGTGCAGGGCGCCGCAGCGCGCCCCGCGTCCGTCAGTGCGACCTGGTTGGGCACGGGGTAGTCGATCAGGCCCAGCGTGCGCAGGCTCCCGAGTTGGTTGAGGTACGCGCCGCCGTTCGGGCTGTAGCCGGCGATGAACGCCACCTGCGCGCGGCTCGGCTGCGTGACGCCGAAGGCCACCCACCAGGTGAGCGCGCCGAGGATGCGTTGCTGCGGGCCGTTCAGGGACGCGTCGCCGTTCGTGGGCCGCGACGGCTTCGGGGCCGCGGGCGGCGCCGCGGGCCGCATGCGCTCGCGGCCGAACGAGCTCTCGGCGAGGACGACGCCAGGCAGCGGCTCGCCGTCGTCCTGCAGCGCGCCCTTCGTCTCGTTGACGACGCCCTCGAGCACGGCCACCGCGCGCCGCAGCGTGCGCTGGAGGTTCGCCGCCTCCGCCGCACGAGGCCGCAGCTCGGCGAGCTCGGCCCGGGCGCGATGGAGCTCCTCGAGATCCGCCGCCGGCGGAGCCGTCGGCGCGCTTCGGAGCTTCGCGAGCTCGCGCTCGGCGGCGACCAGCTTCGCGCGCAGCTTGCGCGGGTCGTTCGCCTCGGCGTCGTCGGCCGCCTTCCCCATCGCCTTCCGCAGCGGGTCGAGGTCCATCGCGCGCAGCGGCGGCCGCTTCAGCTTCTGGCCGGCCTTCGGCGTCGCCGAACTGTCGAACGTCCGCCGGGCCCGGATCTTCACGCGCTCGAACGTCTCGAGCCAGCCGGGCGACCATACCCAGCACGTGCCCTTCGGAAGCGACGCGAGCGACGCCGTGAACTCGGCCCGCTGCGCATCGTCGGCGTGCTGATCGACCCACTCCATGAGCGCCTTCCGGTCGCGCGGGTGCGTCAGCCGGAAGCACACGAGGACCTCGACCTGCGTCAGCACGTCCTTGGAGATCACGGCCGGGCGCTGCGTGATCAGGGTGCAGCCGAGGCCTCGCTGGCGGCCTCGGCGCACGAGGCTGTTCATCGCCCCGAGCATCCGCTGCTCGCCCGGCGCCGGGCGCTGCGGGGCGAACGCGTCCGCCTCGTCGAGCACGACGTGCAGCGGGTGCCGGTTCCGCCGGTACAGCGTCTCGGCGAACGCCTCGACGAACCGGGCCATGTCGGCCTTCGACATCAGGCTCAGGTCGAGCACGAGCGGCGCGCGCTCGCGCGCGACGAGCTCGGCGATCGCCGCGCCCGAGCGCGGCTCGAGCGGCAGGTCCCCGCGGTCCCCGCCCAGGATCGTCACCGGGCAGCCACCGTCCGGCTTCCCGTCGGCCGAGGCCCGCAGGCCCCACCACGCCCCGACCGGGTCGAGCACGACGACCGGGAGATCCCGGCCGAGCAGCTCCTCGACGAGCACGCTCGCGGCGTACGTCTTCCCCATGCCGCGCTTCGCGAGGATCGCGAACGTCTCCGTCACGGCGTCGTCGGGGAGCTCGAACGTCGGGGAGATCTTCAGCACGGGGTCGTCTCCTGGATCTGCGGCAGGATCCGCTCGTACACGTCTCCAGGGAGCGGCCACAGGCCCTGCGCGCCGGAACACGGCACGGGCTCGTCCAGCCACACGAAGTGATCGAGCCGCCACCCGATCGGCCCGTAGAACCACGGGTCGCTCGAGTGCTCGAGGACCTCGGCGACGTTCGCGACGGCGAACACGTGGCCGGCCAGGCGCTTGGCCTCGGCCTGCAGGTCGAGTTGGTCGAGGCGGATGCCGCGGGCGACCCAGACCGTCGCCGTCACCGCCGTCAGCGCGTCGTAGCGGGTGAGGACGCCCCCGCCGAGCTGCCGGCCCGCGTGGAGCGCGATCACCGTGCGCTCGCGCGTCCGGAACCACGGCTTCCAGCTGCGGTTCTCGATGCGCTTGCCGAGCCGGAACGCCGGCGCC